GACATTATGCGCACAATAGACGTATCCCGATGAATCGACCGCGATGCCCCGACCGTACGCAACATCGGTTTTGGACCAGACTTCGTTCCCGGAACTGTCCAGCTTGCGAATGGCTTTGTTACCACAGACGACATAATGCGCACAATAGACGTATCCCGATGAATCGACCGCGATGCCCTGACCGTACGCAACATCGGTTTTGGACCAGACTTCGTTCCCGGAACTGTCCAGCTTGCGAATGGCTTTGCCACCACTGTCGACAATATGCGTACAATAGACGTATCCCGATGAATCGACCGCGATGCCCCGACCGTACGCAACATCGGTTTTGGACCAGACTTCGTTCCCGGAACTGTCCAGCTTGCGAATGGCTTTGTTACCACTGCCGACATCATGCGTACAATAGACGTATCCCGATGAATCGACCGCGGTGGCCCAGGCATTCGTAACATCGGTTTTGGACCAGACTTCGGCGCCCATGCCACCGTTCAATGTCAACAACCTTACGTCGGTAATCGTGTCTCCGACGTTAAAATCACCCCCTTCACCCTGTAAGATAAAATTTCCGGTCGTTGCATTATACCGAAGGGTGTAGATGCCGCCATTTTTGATGTTACCAGCCGCAACGTCGTTCCCGTTCGGCTTTTTGATCGGTCGTGCCCCGATCCCATTTATGTTGAGTGTACTGGCGCCGGTATTATCACGATTGGCTTTTATCACGATCCCCATTCCATCCGTATAGGCAGACGGAGCGGGAGACAGCATGACGGTATAGGCGTTTCCGCTTCCTCCGGTCACGCCGTAGCCAGGATGCCGGGCGTAATCGGCAATGTGGTTGTTGAGGTTAGTCTGTACCGCATCCACTGTGTCCTTTCGCGCGATGTCGTCAGCAGCCGCCGGCGCCGCCGCCTTAAATCGCCCCGCGCTATCCCGCTGCACAATCGTGTTCGGCGTGGCCGTGCTCGTGGCGCCGTCCAGCCGCGTTTTATCCGCTGCCGACATGAAGCCAGCAGTGGTTTGCGTAGCTGTCGCATGTAAGTTTCCACCGCTGCGGTTCCCGTGAACCGTATCGTCGAAGGCAACCCCAATCGTCACTTTGTCGTTGGTGGCGTCCGGCGTGAGCGAAATACCGGAACCAGCCGCCAGTTCCAACGTGTCGGTTTTCGAATCGGCTGCAATTGTCGTCGCGCCGACTTTCACATTGGAGAACGCATTTTGGTTAACTTCGGCACCAGCCGCAATGCCGTCCAGTTTAGCTTTGTCCGCAGCGCTCATCCGACCGGCCTGCGACGCAGTGGCCAGCTTTGTCACCTCAACGTCCAGTACGTCGGCATTGTAATTCAGATCGTCGATGTCCACCACATCTGAACCTTCGGGCTTTCTGAGCCCCAAATTTGGTGTTTGCTGCACGTTCCCCACGCTCCTTTATCCGTCATATCTTTTGAGCTCATCCCACGTTTTCGTCCCTGCAACCGCCCAAGTCAAGCTTTTCAACATATCCCATGTCGTGTACGTGTATTCGAAGCTGTACACAAGGTGAGCAGGCTTGATCTGCTCCAGCATGGCGATAAACCCCGGCATGTTCGGCGGTATTCCCTTCACACCAATGAACTTCACCACGAACCGGTGTTCCAACGGAAACTCGATCACGTCCACTTCGCCGCCGGAAAAAGCAGCCGCGGCGGTTTTGATCATCTGTTTGGTCGTTGTTCCGGCGCCGCGTAGCTTGGCCAGAATGATCTCTCGTCGGCGTTCAACCGGTTTGGTTGAGTCAGTGGCGAGGCCCAGCTCACTTTCCCACAGGTCAAGGCCCCAAGTTGCTGTCGAAACAAAAAACTGCTTCAGAACGCTGTCATTTTCGTTCCAAAGCAGTACTATTTCTTCACCCGCCGTTTTCATCATTTCCCGGAAGTCCCTGATCTGCTGGTAAAATTCGGGCAGGTAAGACATTAGATCAACCGATCGATTCTCCGATTGCTTCGAATCGCCATTCTCCGCATAGAGGGATGATCCATATAACAGTTTTCCGTACACGGATTACACCCCCTTGAGCTGGTTCCATGTAACACCTGGCCCCAGCTTGGACGCCGCCAGATCGTACGCCGCTTTCACCGCGCTGGGAGTTGCCGCCTGCGTGGTGCTGATGCTGTTGACGGAGCTGTTCAGCTGCACAATTCCGGCAGCCGACGTGGAAGCAGCCGGCAAGCGTGCAGCCGCAATTATTCCGCTGGTAATGTCGCTCGCGGAATGGGTATGTGCTGATGGAGCATACGTACTCGGTTTCCCCATCACCCCTGACCACGGCACGCTGTCCGCCGCCTCCGCCGTGTCCACCTTGCCGTCGGAATCCGTGTCATAGATGCTTTTCAGCATGTCTCCGACGGATTGGGCGGCGACCAGAAGCTGATTCCCGGTCGGCGTCCCGATGTACAGTTTGTTCGTATCTGTACAGTAGCCGAGTTCACCTATATCGAGCACGGGAAGCTGCGCTTCCAGTCCTCTGCGGATTTTGATGAGCGCTTTTCTTGGCATCGGCTGTCACCCCAAGCCTTAGAATGTTCCGCCGTCGATCACAGCCACCATGAGCCGGTTTCCGTTCGTGGAATCGTACACGATACTGTCATTGTCAATATTGGCCGCCACGCCATTGGCATCCACTGTAATGCCCCGGTACGCTTTCACTTCCACCGTGTCAGCCGTGACGTTGATGCCGTTGCCGGCCCCAACATGAAGCGTGACTGTATCCGCCTGACCGCCGCCGGTGAGCCCGTTTCCAGCCGTGATGGTCTGCAAGGCGCCACCTGTACGCACCCACGCCGAACCGTTCCAGCTATAAATTTTCTGCTCGTCGTCCACGTAGCATGTCCAACCAGTCTGGGGCGTGTAGAAGTCCCACGCGGACCCGTTCCACTCCGTGATCTGGTTCGTTTTTCCAGACCACGCACCTGTTGCACCGGCAGGGATGATGTAGCGATCCCCAGTTGTCGGAGAGGATGGCGGCGTGGTTGTTGTACGGTTTTTCACGCTTGCCTGCGGTTCGATATTACGCTTGGCCAATTCGATCTCGTTTTTTATCTTCTGTGCGCTCCAGAGGTCTGTCGGGCCCGTCCCGGTGTCGTTGATTTGGCGGTGGATGGCCGCATTATCGATATGGTCTCGGATTTGAGCAGCAGTGGCCGTCTTAGTTCCGTCCGAGACCTTGTTCACATTCCCACCGGTGATATTCGACTTTGCAACCTTACCATAGTTCGTACCGTCAGCAATATCGTCTAGCGTACCGGTCAGATCGGTCAGTCTTTTGGCGCTGATGCGTTGCCAAGCTGAGCCGGTGTCCAGATACAAATACCCGTCGTCTGTGGCATAATAGAATCTCCCCTGTACCGCCGCATTTGGCCGGTTCGCCAGCGTTCCGGACATGACCCGGCCGACCAACGTATTCTGTGTCCCGTCACCGATATACACTTCTTTCGTGTCGGTACAAAATCCCATTTCTCCTTGTTGGAGCGGTCCGTAAGCATCCAGTTGGGCTTTGGTTCCGCGCTTGATTCGTATCGTTTGCGGCATGATTATTCACTCCTTTCAAATGTTCCTCCATCAACGACCCCCTCAGACTTGTACCTTTCCAACTCGGTCTGCGTGGCCGTTATGGCGTCTTGCAATACATTCACATCATCCGCTTCCACAGTGTCGCCGAGCGTCTCGTAGGTAACGTATACCTTTGCTACATCTGCAAAAATGCGGATTATCCGGCGCCAAGGCATATCTACAGGAACCGAAAGCGTCCATGTGGCGACTTCCTGGCCCGTGAATTTTGGCCCCGTGTATACTTTCACGGTGCTGTTGATGATGTTGTCATGTGCCAAATATCCTTCGAACTTTGACCGAAGAAGTGGTCATCTCGTCGCGCAAACGCGGTCTGAATCCCGATCCCGACGCGCGCACAGCGGACATTATCAAGGGGGCGCTGTTCTCAGCGGCGGATGAGATCGAACGCAAGTTCGGCCAGATGCCGCGGACATGATGTCCAAAAGGGTCTGCCCGTCTTCAACCATGGACGGAATGCGATAGCCGGTGTTTTGGCGGATCGCTTCTTTCAAATAGGGCATCGACAATTTTTCTTTTCTCGTTTTCCGTCAAATTTGGCATTTGTTCCTGAACCAATTTGGCAAGCACCGCACGATTGTAAACCTTTTGGCGCTCTATACCCCGACGGTTTCCGGGTCGACGGCCCCGTTTCATCCAGCTCAAAGCGTATTGCATTTCTCCGATCATACCTGAGACAATCTGCGCTTCAACCTGTCCGTACGCATGAGTTCGGTCGATTGTTTGTCGGTATAATTCCAGTTGTTTTTTCTCGTTACTGTATTCCCGAATAAGTTCATCGACCCAAGTCATGAATTCTGGCGCATTCATCTGCCATTCGCCTCCTTCCTCCACCAGTTCCCCGCTTTCGATTCCCATGCTGATCCGGCGACCGCAGCACATACTCCCGGCCGGACACCCGGATCACAGTCGGGACGCCTTTTCGGACTTTCAACACGGTGACCAGGTAGCGGAAGGATTCACCCGATTTGATCATGTGGCTCCACCTTCCATCAGCTGAGGTAAAAGCGCCGGCATCCGTCCGGTCGTATAGGTCTCCTCGATCTTCGGAAGCATGTATTCTCCAACGGTCCGCCCATCCGGCAGCACGATGTGCGCCATAAACTCGTCTTCAAAGATCGTGATGCCGGCCTCGACCGCCTCCAGCTTCGCCTTGATCACCAACGCCAGCGCCCGCCACCGCTGCCGGACTGCTTGCTCGTATGCAGCTTCCTGTTGCTCAGGAGATCGGCGCTGGCCGCGGGTCGGCGTGTGAGTGAACTCCCGGTCATTCGGATCCGGCAGTTGCAACACAAACTTGATTTGCTTGCCGCGCATCGTAAATCCGACGATCGCCCTGCTGCCCTGCCACCCATACATAAATCCGGTGGCGCCGTATCTGGATAAAGTCCGTTCGATTTCTGCGCGTGACTGCGCCGATGAGACTTGCGTGTTTTCAGCGTATTTGGGCATCACCTTTCACCCCAATTTCTCAATCAATTTATCCAGCAATCTCAGAATCTCCGGGAAAAATAAGAGAATCGCAATCCCAATACAGGCAAGCAGGCAACCGCAACCTTGTCCGATTCCTTCTCTCAACCCCGCTCACCCCTTCATCACTTTCTCAAACTCAACCGCTTCCGTCTCCTCCATGCTGATCGTCTTCATGCCGTCCCATGTTTCGCGAATCTCCCGGGCTTTTTCGTGCAGCTGCTTCTGTAGCCGCGGCGGCAGCACGATCTCGGCAGCCTCCGTGTAGTGCTGGACGGCTGCGGCATAG